AAAGCATAAGCATAGCGTGGGATGTAATCAAAAGCGATAGTGGTTTTTGTCCAATCAGCGTTAGTCGCGCCTCGCACCAGTTTGAGTGGAGCCAGGTCCTCATGAACAAAAATAATGGTGTCAGCGGACTGGGCATAACGCAACTCAGGCAACATAGCCGCAGTAATCTCAGGTATTGCCAGGTAATCGTTACCAGAGGCGTTGATGTTGGTAATTAAAACGCCATCTCTAAAAACATATAGCTTGCCTGGCGTAATGGCAAACATATAGCTATCATCAGTGTTAAACTCAAACGGAACTAACCGAACACCGTTAGCCGCTCCACTATCCAGGGTCATGATATAGCGCAAGCCTTCGCGCCTCTTACATCCACCCTGGGGCTGAATGATGACGTTCTTAGCCGTCTCTAAGGCTGAGTAATATTGCTTTAGGTCAATCCTGGCGCGGAGTAGCGGATCAATCTCACCGACAGCAAAGTTTGTTTGGATAGAAACAAGTCGGCTCATCCTCTAACCGATATCAGACTGTAATCCTCTATCGCCTCTATCTGGCGGTTCTGGCTGTCGATAGAGGTGGCTACGCGGAAGAAGCCTCCACGCATATTCTCAGACGGCGTACCAGTCGCAATGTTTTTGAAGTAGTCCGCTTTGGTTATCTGGTCAGTTACGGTTTCCGCAATGTTCCAGGCCATCATATATTTTAGCAGTTGGATAAAGTATGTAGGCAATTCTGACTCGGATGGAGCATACTGATAATCAACATAAATAGACTCTTCAGAGGACAGAAGTTTGTCACCCATAATTTCCCAACCATATTGGATTGGCTTTGCCCCAGACGTGCCCTGATTAAAGACCGCTCTTACATTATTTAGGCGATCACCAGGCAGTTGGTATTCATATAAAAACTCATTAACAGGGGTATTGATTGTCCGAGCCAGTTGCACCTTCTTAAAAGAAAACGTCCAGGGAAACATCCCTAGAGTGCTGTCTCGAATATCATCATATAGGCGGTCACATATCTGAGCCGCATCAGTACCCTCAGAAAAAGAAGAGAGAGGTTTGGCACCCAGCATTATCAAAGCGTCTGAGCAAATAGACAGTTTTGTATCACCAGATGCCATAAGTCTCTCCTAAGTTAGGGGCGGCTGGCGTCAGGGAGAAGCCGCCCCAGGGAGGAATGTTAGTCACTATCTGTAACAGCGATGGTTGTCCCATCTGACACATCGACTACACCAGAGGCATTGCTAAGAACAATGACCAAAGAGGCAGTTGGAGTGTTGCTGTCATAGACATACATCAGATCACCTACTTTGAGGACATCAGATGCGTCATTAAAGTAGCCAGCGGTGTTGACCGTAGCGATAGCATCAGCGGTGGTGTAAGACCACATCTGAGGCGCACTACCAGCCTTTGCTTGGCCACCGATAGGCTGTAAGCCAGTTTCAGAATAAGCCATAGATCAATCTCCTCTTAGCTTTCACGGCAAGTGATTTTAGTGATACCTTCAGCATCAATAGCCACACTTCCGGCAGAGAACATTGAGGCAACCAAAAATGAGGTCTTCTCTGGAATGTAATCTACGCGGCTTGTCTGGCCCATGCCGATACCGAGGCCCATAGCGTCACGATGGAAAGCATAAACGATACGGTCACTAGAACCGTCAATCGCCAAACCACCTTCGTCACGATCCCCAATAGACACAAAACGGAAGCCAAGAAACGTGTTAACCTCACCTGTAACTAGAGCCTTGACAGTGTTGAAATCACTTGATGTGACTGCTGTTTCTGCCAATAGAGAGTCCATGTTATTGGCGTGGGCAATGATCACACGGCCTTCGGCTGGGACGTTTTTAGCATCCATCGCCTTTTTAGCGGCCCGTAGCTTTGCCACGTTGAGGTTAGTATCTGTGCCACCAATGTCATTGCTGACAGTGTATGTGCCAGATGAAGCGGCCAGGGCGTCAATGACTACCTGATCCATACGTCTGCCAATAGCACCTGATACGACCTGGACCAATTCCGCTCTATCTTGGAAATTGACCTTGGCTTGATTGAAGATATCGCTGTACTCTGCGGCGATGTAATCTTCCATCGTTGCAGTCACTTGCGAATAAGTTGTGGACATAGGCACCACATCAGTTTGTGGTACGCGGATGCTTGCAGTTCCCTTACCAATCTTAGGGAATTTTACTGTTGAACCTTCGACAGTGCGTTCACGGGTCAAACCAGCCAATGCTCGCTGACCCTGATAGGCTTGTTTCACCTCACTGTCAAAAAGCGTCACAAATGCGTTGCTAATAGAAACGGCCATTTGCTTTCTCCTTTTGAAGTTAAAATAGGGTTAAACATCGCTTCGGTTGTCCTGGTGGGCCGGATTAGCGAGAACTGGCCGCAAAAAACGGTTGTCAGTTACACGCAATATAGCCTTATTCAGACTTGCTTACAACCGACAACCGTATGATTTTTAGGTGTAGTTACGCTCTAGGCTTCACCAAAGGCTTTCATAAATTCACGCTCAACCTGTTTGGTATATGCCATGTCCTTGCCATATCTTGGGTCAGCTACCATGGAGTCAAGATCAGACCTGGTATATGCGGCTCCCTCCTGGACATCCAGGGTTGGGATAGGGGACTCATTATAGGACTGCCTGATCTTATTGATGGCGTTAATAAAGTGACCATTAGATGAAGCATCAGCCAAAGCCTCGACTTCATTATTGTTGAGAACACCAGAACGCCCTAGCTTTGTCAGCCAACGCTCAGTCTCATCAATAATCTTATCAGCACCCTTACCTAACTTTGCCATCTCTTCCTGTCGGGTGGTCTCTGCCGCTTGCGTCATTTGAGTCATGCCCTGCATATACATCTGAGCAATTTCATTAAACGCATCCTGGGAGATGCCATGCTTCTTGGCTACATCGAGATAGCCCTGGAGCATTTCATCATCTTCTGGGACACCGGCCTCAGTCATAACGTCCATGGCATAGTTGCCATCTTTTGGGGCTTTATGGAGACCCTGGGACATCTTTGTCCGGATTTCATTATAGGCTTTGAATACACCCTCAACGTCAGGGCCATCGCTATCAGACCAAAATTGTTGAGGTATCCAGTCTGGTCTATCCCCCCAATCTATCGGCTCTTCTTCTGCCTCCTCGGCTTGAAGGTGAGGCATTGCCTCAGTCTCTTGGCCTTCCGCTGGGGTTTCTTCATCTACTTTGATATTTAGAAGATTTGATTGCTCTTGGTTATCGGTTTGCGGCTCATTAGTATTTTCCTCTGAGTTATCGCTCACGGCCAAATTTTCATCATTCATAGGTTACGACCTCTAGTTATACGCCTCTCTATTTCGCGGACAATCGAGTTCTGGCCTTCCCGTGCAAACCCATGTGACGCATCCTCGCCTGGATACCAGGTTGGTTGTTCAATGGTTGTTTTGCGGAGATGTTCTAAAACTGCTTGCCCTTCCTTCGTGGAGAAGCATCGCACGAAAGTTCTATCCAGGTCATCACGATCTGTATGGCCTGGGTTTAAGGTTTGAAATACGCTGTCATCGCTCATTGTTGCGGCACTCCCTGTTGTTGCATTTGAGCCATGGAGTTCTGCATTTCTTGAATAATCGCCTCACGTTGCTCTGGGGTGTTTATAACAGCCCGTGGCACCGCCATCTTATCAATGATGTAGTCAAGCATAGCATCCTGGTTAATAGCCACTTGACCCATAGGTCCGGCACCAGCCGCTATCTGCATAAACTGTAAGACGTTTTGCAAATCATCCATGTTCTGCGCCTGGGCTAATGGAGACACGGGGATAACCCGAACTACCTTGCCATCAGCCTTCAGCGGCATATCAATGATGTTCTGTTCATCCATCACATACAGGACACGATTGACCAGAGGCATCATACATTCTGTTATCATCCGACCATAGGCGGCACCCATGTTCTGGGACAACTCCTTCATGCGTTCCACGATCTCTGTCGCCGATCTGGCGGACTGTGTATCAAGCGGTAAAGTGTCATCCAGGAGCATCT